GAAACGTCGTATTTTCATTCGTCATGTTGGCCTCCCTTTGTCAAGATGGTTTAGATGAAAAGAATTTCTTCTAAACCATCTTACGACACTTGTCAAACATTCCTGCCCCCACTTCTGGGAAGTTATTAAGACAGACATTCTGGTTGCATTACGGTTCCAAAAAATGGGTTGAGTTGAAAAGACCCACAACTGCGCCCGTGAGGCAGGCGCAGTAGTTGGCCTTTTCGGCCGGCAAGGTGGTGCGGCGTACCGCATCAGACCTGCCGGTCGACACTGCATCCTTAAGCCTTTGCGCTTTTGTGCGCTCGACGCGGAGGTACTGGCTCCGCGTCTTCTTATGGCCTTTCGTCTGCCGCTCCAGCTATTCACTGTCGCGTGCCCCGCTAACGCGAGGGATAACGGTTTAATTCGGTTTGTTGCGATTAACCGTTATCTGAATATTACGGAAATCCGTATCGATAGGCAAGGGGTTATTTTGCGGAATTCCGAAATATTGACGGAAGTCAAAATGAAAAAGCCTCGCAGCAGAAGCAACGAGGCCAATAAAGCAAATATTTAACGCTACACGCGATAACGTTGAAGTTTTCAGGACTTATGATCGCGATTCCGCTTCCATAACTTAGGCATAAAGGAGGCGATGAAAGACGCCGTCGGAATTGCCAGAAAACCGGTGCAGACGTAAGGGTTTTTGTCCATCAGCATTCCTACAAATGCTGCGATGACGCAAGCGACAGTAATGAAAAGCCCAACATTCTGCCCCTTGTTCAAGGCTCGGTGAGTTCTATCATTTTCATTCTGAGCCAGAGCGACTAACGCATCCTTCCGAGCATCTTCTGAGGCTACGGTTTGTGCACGTATATCTTGTTCTCGCTCAGCCATTTGAACAATTCTTTCAGCAATACCAGGAATTATCTGTTCGTATTTTTGAAGAATATCAGGATGTGGGAGCGGTCCCTCAAATACTTCTCGCTTTTGCGCGGCGATGAGTGATGTGGGAGGAGGAGTGGCCGCACGAACTGCGTCACTTGTGTTCGTTCGCTTTAGCTTCGGCTTCTGTGAAGGCATAGTCCAAGGCTTTATTAAAGTACTTGCGAATGTTCTCGCAGTCTTCCGAGGGCGGGCGGTATGAGTTAGTCAATAACTCAGAATCAACATCAACAGAGACTCGACGATGTCCGAACGCGGAAAAAGGAGCGGTGAGCCCGCTCGTGAATCCTCGCCAGAAGCCGTCACTCTTGCGGTCGGCGGTGATAGAGGTATTCATGTGATGCTCCATGTTGCGAACTATCTTAATGGAGTATGTTGTATCTGGCATATGTTTACAAGTTCTTAGTGTAAAGATCTACCACACTCCCTGCTGAGTGATTGAAGGTTAGAACATGCCATCACCGGAGCGATCACGAACGCGTCCTATTAGTCTGAACGTTTCTAGGTCTCCATCTGTCAGTCTTTCCTCTGGTACGTCAGGGTTAACTGATTGAACAACGTAACCACCGCGTATCAGTGGGTGCAGGATTTTGACTCGCATCTCTCCATTCAACATGAAGGCATATGTTTTCCCGGAGAGAATTGGCTGAGGCGAGCAATCCACCAAAATAGTGTCACCGTCCCAAATGTATGGTTCCATTGACGTGCCGCGTACTTTGAAGCGTTTGCAATTGTCAGGGTTGATCTGTCGAGATTGGAACCATGAACGTCTGTAGGGCGCAGGGGTCGAATTAGTAATCTCGTCGAAGAGCACTTCTTGACCGTCGCCTGCGGCACATCGAGCTTGAAATTCGGGAATCTGAACCCAATCGTCATCATCAAAATCATCAGCATTGTCGAAAGCTACGACTGACGTCGAGTGCTTCTCTCCTGTACCACTAAGAAGCCATCGTGTCGATACGCACAAGTATTCTGCTGCTTTGGGGCCAGTCTCACCGGTGATGCCGCGCGTTTTTCCACTGAACCAGTCAGTTACGGTACTCGGACGGACGCCACAAAACTTTGCCAGGCCAGATTTCGATTTGGTCGGATCTTTTTCTTTGGCTTCATCTAGCGCTTCGGTCAGCCTTGCTGAAAGAGTGGAAGACATATAGATATCTCAATAATGTTGCGGTTTTCCGCATAGTCTAACGCCTGATAGTTCTTGCGAAAAGTACGGAAAACCGTATAATTGCCGTGTCACTAAAGTTCGACAAATCGAAATTAACGGCTATGGCAACTAAGAAAATCGAAATCGCAAGGTCACGCAGGCTCTCTCCCGGATCGACATCAATCGTCATTGATGAGTTGGGAGGTACGTCATGCGTAGCATCGATTTGCTCCCGTACACCTCAAACTGTTTCTGAGTGGCGCCGCTATGGGATGCCGTCCGCTTGGGTTTACTTTCTTCGGGAGAAATATCGCAATCATCCTGTCATGAAATCAGTCGAAGTTCGCAACTTCTGAGGTGCCCTCATGGGTTGGAAAGCTTCTTTTTCCGTCCGCGTAAGCGGCCTCGAAGATGGAACGTTGACCGACGTTTTGGAAGCGGTTGCGGTCTTCGTAGACGATCGAGATCTGACTTCTGAGTGCTATCCGGCGATTACGTCGATCATGACCATTGCTAGAAAGTCGCGCAATGTTGTTCGTGCTGCATTGAAGGAGCTCGTGAACAGGGGCCTTTTGAGCTTTCGTCAGGAGAACGGAGAGAAGCGCTATTACCGAGTTCATCTAAATCTTTTACCGCCGTCAAAGATTGCCACTTTCAGAACTGAACCCGGTAAGGAATTGACCCCGGTTCAGAAGTGCACCGGGTTCAAAAGTGAACCGGGTTCAGAAGTGAACGGGGAGGGGGTTCAGAAGTGCACCCCCACCGGGTTCAGAAGTGAACCGGGACCGGGTTCAGAAGTGAACCCCGAAGAGAGAAGGAATAGAGAACTGAATAGAGAAGAAGAAAAGAGTAGTGACGCACACACATGCGAAGCCCCTCCGTTTGATGACGAACTTTTCAACGAGGCAGCACGAGTTGCATCCGAAAGTCTCGGAAGTGAGGTGAACGTAGAGGTCGTTTGCTCGGCTATCGGTCAAACACCCATCGAGAACATCGATGCGCTTTTCGCTACGACATCCGATTCGCTTTTTGGTACCGATACGCCAACCAAGGATCAGAACGCCGCAAAACGCAAATCTGAGGCCTGTTCTAAACCGAAGCAACCGCGCAAAGAGCGAATTCCTCGCGTGCGATTTCCAGAAGACATTCCGGATGACTGGCGGGTCGACGCTCAGAAGCTCAGGCCTGAGATTGATGCTCAAGCAACTTTCACCAAGATGCGTTGCTGGCTAGGCGCAAACAACACAACAACCAAGACCATGCGGCAGTGGAAGACTCAATTCCTCGGCTGGATCGGCAGAGAAAAGAAAGGATTTGAACACTATGCAGGGAATCACCGATCTGATCGCTCGCGCCAGGGCTATGCGGGCTTCGGCGCAAGAAACACAGCAGAAATCGACTACAACTACGGACTCCCGGTTCGAGGTGCGGTGGGATGAGTGCTCTCGGCATGGTAGGTATCGTTCGTATTGGGTCGACGACTCCTGCACGTTCCATTTTTCGTCTTGTCCAGAGTGCTCTCGGCAAAGATTTCTCGCGCAGCACTTATCACTTGAAATCCCTCCGCGATTCCAAGGCATGACTGTGACTTCCTGGCAGACCTTCAACACCAAGATGGAAGAGGTCAAGAGCGCAGTTCTAGCCTGGGGGGAAGACATTGAGACAAGTGTTAACCGCGGAAAATCGCTCATTTTTGTCGGTAAGACTGGCACTGGCAAAACACATCTAGGCACAGCAATTGTTATGGGCGCACTCCGCAAAGGCTTCGTCGCAAAGATCGTCGACTGTAGCCTGTTGCTCTCTGAGATTTATGAGACGTACGGCAAAGATGATGCCGGACGTGCGAAAGGTGAAGCTGCAAAACTCATCCGTGCCTACATTGATCTGGATGTGCTTGTGATCGATGAGATAGGTCGCAGCCCCATTTCTTCCCACGGGGCTGACCGACTTTTCGAAATCATCGACGGTCGCTACAAGCAGTGCCGACCAACCATTGCAATCTCAAATCTGCCTCTCGTCGGCAAGGATATTCAGAATGCTTCACTTCGAACAGTTCTTGGAGATGCCGCCATCAGTCGTCTATCTGATGGTGGGCAGTGCTTTGCGTTCGACTGGGAAGACTTCCGATTGAGGACCAAATGACAGATCTCTTTTCTGCTCTAAAGGTCTATGGCACGTGTCCGGTTGTGTGTCTCAGCTGCGTTCACTTTGCTGGAGCGGCTTATGACCAAGGAGGCTTCCTGTTAGCAAAAAAGTCAGGCTATTGCTCGCTTCGTATCAAAAAGGGTGACTGGAATGTGCTGCAGCGCATTGATTCGCCGAGGCAATGCAAGAACTTCGACGAGGCGCCAGATGAAGTCAAGAAACAACGCCTCAAAGCACTCGATTACTACGGAAGAAAGTTTCGGGGGGATTCATGAAAAGGACGCTGTTGGTCAAAGACCTTCCTTGGCCGGGAGTCAAGCTTTCACAGAACGGCCGGAGTCATTGGTCGGCAAAAGCAGCTTTAGTGAAGGCTGCGCGGCAGGAAGCATTCGTCAAAGCTAAACAGGAGCTCATGGGACAACCTGCAACGCTCAAGAGCGGAACTCGGCTGAACGTGCAGCTGATCATTCAACCTCCCGATCGCCGGCGCCGTGACGAATCGAACATGGTTGAACGTTGCAAGTCGTTCTACGACGGAATCGCCGATGCACTTGGATTTGACGATTGTCTTTTCCACCATCGAGAACAGGTATGGCTGAGTCCTAAGAAGCCGGGAACGATTGTGATCGCAATTGACTGGGAGGAAGAATGACTGACGACGAACTTGAAGACTATTTAGTCAACTGGGGGAGATGGAGTCGAGAAAGCAGAGGTCCTGGAAGATCCCCTATGGCTCGCCTAATAGCTGAGGCCGGGGCTATGAGCGGCATTTTCGAAAGTGACTCTCCCGTTGATATCGCTAAGGCAGTTCAAGTCAATCGTGCCTGGCAAGGAATGCCGTGCACTACGCATTCTGACAGGTGCATTAAGGCGCTCATAGCTGCGCTCTATGCATACCCAGTCTCCCGAGAGCATATGCTGTCCTTGATATGGCGCCATTTCAAACTACGCATGCGCTATCGTGACGTGGATAACTTTCTTACACGTGGACGCACGGTCATTCGCAACCGACTTGAAAAAATTCTGCATCGTCCTCTATAATTGCTCAAAAATTATATACCGTCTCAGACGCGAAAGACTTGCTCTGGAGGAGCGGTCTTTTTGCGCCCAGAGAAAGTAGAAGAAAGCCCGGCTCGATTGAGATTGAGTGCGGGCTTTTTGCGTTGTTGCTTAAGGATCTGTCATGAAGAAGTTGCTGGTGCTCACTGCTGTAGCTGCTCTTGTTGCGACCACTGCCGTAGAAGCCCGCGGCGGCTTCGGCGGCGCCCGCGGCTTCAGCGGGGGTAGGTCGTTCTCGAAGTCGGCGCCGGCTCGCGTCTATGCGCCGAGCCGAACCACGGTCATCAAGAAGAACACGACGATCATCCAGTCGGCGCCCTCAAGTTCTTCGGGCGGCGGCTTCTGGAGCGGCGTGGCAGGTGCTGCAGTTGGCTCCATGGCGGGCAGCGCGGTCTACGATGCTCTGACTGATGACAAGAAGGAAGAGGTTGCGACGCCGGTGCAGGCGCCTCAGCCCGCGCCTCAGGTGCCTTGATCCATGTAGACACAATTTCTAGGGGGTTGCCATGTCATTTGAAGCGTTGTGGCTTTTATGTGCAGTGGTCGTTGGTGTTGTAGCTGGCGTTGTGTCAGGTGTGATGACATACCTCTTGAGCAAATAGGAAGCAGCCGCCCAAAGTGCTGCCGCACCGAATCCGCCGATGATCCCGGCAAGGACCGTCCGGCGGAAGGTTTTTCGGGAATTGCGTTCCAAACGATCTAAACGCTGCTCCAAGTCCACGAATCGCGGTGTGAAAGCATCAACCACTAATCTGCCGCTGGCTTCATCTCGATCTCGAAGAGCTTTGAGATTCACTTTGGCGACTTTGGGTGTTTGGAAATCCTTTACTAGGTCTTCGAGTTGGTCCATACATGCCTCTCTTTACTCTATGCAAACATCCTGGTTGTCGGCATCCGGTGCCGCGTGGTGAGGACTTTTGCGAGAAGCATAAAGAAGATGCGGCACGCCGACAGCAAACCGAACACCGCCAGAGGGATCGGCGCCGAGAAGCGCTCAAGGGTTCCGCCTCGGCAAGAGGCTATGGCGCCCGGTGGCAGCGGCTTCGGGCTCGCTTTCTCCGCGAGCATCCGCTCTGCGTAGACTGCGCCAGGCTCGGCAGGGTTACACCTGCCACCGACGTTGACCACATCCAACCGCATCGAGGTGATCAAGACTTGATGTGGGATGAGAGCAATCTTCAGCCGCTCTGTCATCGGTGTCACTCGAAGAAGACTGCACGAGAGGATGGCGGCTTCGGGAATTCGAGGGGGAGGGGCGGGTCAAAAGTCCCGCCGAAAGCGTTCTAGACCGCGCCCCTACCTAAATTTTTACGCATGCAAAATCGATAGGTTTCAGCTATGGGACGACCGAGGAAACCGGACGCCGAGAAAAAAGCGCTCGGAACTTTTCAGCCGTGTCGTTCACTAGAAGTGCAAGCCAAAACGAACACGGAACTTTCTTCTCAACCACCGAAGTGTTTGACGAAGGAAGCACGTGAGGCGTGGAGGATCGCTGTCGAAAATGCGCCGAAAGGTCTATTGGCGGTTACCGATTTCACCGTACTCGAAAGATGGGCGCGAAATTACGCGCTCTATCGCAAGCTCGCTAAAGCTGTTGACCACGACGGCACGACGATCGTCACAGAGAAAACTGACGGTACCGTACGGCGTGAATTGAATCCTGATGCAAAGCTACTTGTTCAGATTCAGACAGTCTTACTTGCTTGCGAAAGGGAGCTCGGTTTTACGCCTTCTTCGCGCGCGCGCGTGAACGTTGCGACAAAAGATGAACCAGTGAACGAATTCGATGGTTTCTAAGAATTACTGTGGTATCGCTCGCCAGTACATGGAGGGCGTGCTTTCTGGAGTGATCGTTGCATGCGAGTGGGTCAAGCTTGCGTGTCAACGCCAAAAAGAAGACCTGGAGCGATTCGCAGCTTCAGGTCTTTACATTTTCAATGACGCTAAGGGAAACGAAGTTTGTCGGTTCATTGAGCTCCTGACACACACTAAGGGCGCGCTCGCTGGGAAAAGAATCGTGCTCGAGCCTTGGCAGATCTTCATCCTGACGACAAGTTTCGGATGGCGTCGACGTGCTGATGGCGGTCGTCGATTTCGGCGCGTCTACATTGAAGTGCCACGGGGGAACGGCAAATCCAGTCTGTCAAGTGGTGTGGGCCTCTATTGTCTTGTTGCCGATAAAGAACCTGGTGCAGAGGTCTACAGTTTCGCGACAACTCGTGATCAGGCGAAGATCGTCTTCGGTGACGCGAAGCAGATGGCCAAACAAAACGAGCCGCTGCGCCAACGCTTCGGTTTGGAAGTTTTGGCCAATGCCCTTTATGTACCATCGACAAACTCTACTTTTCAAGCCAAGAGTGCGGAAGGATCAACGCTGGACGGCTTAAACACTCACTTGGCGGTCATTGATGAGTTGCATGCTCACAAGACACGTGATGTCTATGACGTAGTGGAAACGTCCTTAGGTAAGCGCCTGAACTCGTTGCTTTGGGTCATTACGACTGCCGGCTTTGATACTTCGGGTATCTGCTACGAAGTGCGCATGATGGTCACACGAGTGCTAGGAAAAGAGATCAGTGATGAGACTCAGTTTGGAATCATCTATGGTCTTGACGACGGTGATGATTGGACTACTGAGGAAGCGCTCATGAAGGCGAACCCGAATTGGGGCGTCTCAGTAATGCCAGAGATGGTTCTGTCGCTGCAAAAGAAAGCAATAGCGCTGCCATCGGCGATGAACAACTTCAAAACAAAGCATCTCAATGTATGGTGCTCCGCTTCAACAGCATGGATGGATATGCAGGCGTGGAAACGCTGCGAAGTGCCAGAGATGTCCATCACGGATTTCGAGGGGCGTAAGTGCTTTATCGGCCTTGACCTTGGCTCAAAATCTGACTTGACGGCGAAGGTCTTGATTTTCCCCGGTGAAGATGATGAGGGCCGTACGACCTACGCCGTCTTCTGTCAGTGTTATCTGCCGCGTCGCGCAGTAGAACAGTCCACAAACTCTCAGTACGTGGGGTGGGCTGAAGAGGGTTATCTGATCGTTACAGAAGGTGCGATGACCGACTTCAACGTGGTTGAGGAGGATTTGCGACTTGATCTCTCTCGATACGAGGTCAGTGCCATTGTTTATGACCCGTGGCAGGCAACACAGCTTGCTACATCGCTCGCAGAGGACGATGCGCCGATGATCGAGTGCCGGAATACCGTGCAGAACATGTCGGACCCGATGAAATCACTCGAAGCACTTGTTCTCGATCACCGTATTTGCCACGACGGTAACCCGGTGCTCACTTGGATGATGGGCAACGTTGTTGCGAAGGTTGACGCGAAGGACAACATCTTTCCGCGCAAAGAGCGCTACGAAGAGAAGATCGATGGTGTAGTCGCACTAATTATGGGACTCGGCAACGCAATCGTTGATGACAACGACCGATGGGCTGGCTTTGTAGAGTCGTCCGATCAAACCTTTTTTTCATGGTGACTTAGATGTTCGTTCGCCGGTTGGTCAACTGGATCACGAGTTGGGGAGGTCCGCTCGGGACTGCATCAGGGATGCAGGTGCCGCTACCTCTCGCGCCGGTGATTGATCAGACGCGAGAGATTCCGTCAGATGTTGCACTGCAAATTTCTGCGGTGTATGCGTGTGTTGAGCTTTTGGCGAACACAATTGGGACGTTGCCACTCTTTGTCTACGCAGACGAAGGTGGAGGTCGTGTACCGGCTCGCAGCAGTCGCCTATGGATGCTCCTTCATGAGCGTCCAAATGCATGGATGACACCATCTGAGTTCTACTCTGCGATGACTGTTAACCGTTTACTTAGAGGAAATGCATACGCACGTATTGAGCGTGACAGTTCCGGAGAACCCATTGCGCTCATTCCGGTGTCTCCAGATCAGATGGAAGTTTCTGTCGTGGGGGGAGGTGAGGTCTACACCTACTATCAGGACGGCGCGATTTCGGTCTGGGCGCCTGAAAACGTCATTCATTGGAAGGGTATTGGCAACGGGTTCATGGGGCTCTCAAAGCTCGAGTTCATGCGAGCTTCGATGAACGAAGCTGTGCATGCACAAGAGAACGCAAATGCACTCTTTGGAAAAGGCAGCAAGCCGACGGGCGTGTTGTATACCGACAGCGCTCTCAACGAGAATCAGCTGAAGAATCTGATGAGTCGCTTCAAGGTACAGATGACATCGAGCACTGGCGGCCTGATCATCGCTGATCGCGGTCTGAAGTACACGCAGATGTCGCTTTCGCCGGCGGACGCTCAGCTTCTTGAGACGAGACGTTTTTCGGTAGAGGAAATCTGCCGTTGGTTTGGCGTACCGAGTGTGCTTGTAGGAGCAAGCGGTGTAACCACGTGGGGCTCTAGGATCGAGCAGATCACGAAAGGCTTTCACACATACACCATTGGGCCGCTCTGTAAGCAGCTCGAGCAGGCTCTTGAGCGTCGGTTGATCGGAGTCGATCAAACAGAACTCACAATCGAGTTCAAGACTGACGCCTTCCTTCGCACAGATCAACAGACACGTGCGGCGTTCTACTCTCAGATGGCCCAAAACGGCGTGATGAGCCGTAACGAGATTCGGAAGCTGGAGAATCTCCCGCCTGTTCCGGGCGGTGACGATCTCACAGCTCAGAGTAACTTGGTGCCGCTGCATCGACTTGGAAAGGTGCAACCGGCTAATTCGCCTGTAAACGGCGAACCTGTGAGGCAGTGATGGCAGTGCAGTACAAAAGCATCCCGCTTCAGGATGTTGAGCTAAAGATGATGGAAGGGAGCACGAGAAAGTTCCGTGGCTACGCTTCTGTCTTCAACGGCAAGGATAGTTATGGCGACGTGATTCTTCCCGGTGCCTATAAGAAGTCTCTTGAGACCTACGGTATGCCGAAGATGTTCTTCGGACATCGGTGGGACTTGCCGATCGGCAAGTGGACGTTTGCGGCCGAGGATGAAAAAGGGCTTCTCGTCGAGGGTGAGCTTACGCCGGGCAATCCACAGTCTGATGCCGTGCTCGCAGCTCTCAAGCATGGAACTGTCGATGGACTTTCTGTTGGCTTCTCTTCTCGTGGTGCTGAATGCCGAGAGCTTGATGGTGGCGGTCGTGAGTATAAGTCGATCGGTCGGCTCCTCGAAATATCGATCGTGAGCTACCCCGCAGACGATGCGGCGCGCATCACTGATGTTAGGTCCGAAGACCTCGACGAAATTGACTCTATTCGAAATCTAGAGAACTTCCTGCGGGATGCAGGCGGTTTCTCGAAGTCGATGGCGACGGCAATCGTCGCTAAATCCCGGAAACTTTTCTTGGATCAGCGGGAGGCTGAGGCCGAAGAGAAGGCATCCAAAGACCTACTCGAGCGACTCAAGAAGCTCGAGGAATCCATCTAGCAAGGAACCGAAAATGGAAACGAAGGACATCATGGAGGCCATCGACCGCATCGAAGAAAAGATGGCAGCTACCTCCGAATCGAACAAAGCTGAGCTCAAGCGTCTCGGTGAAGAACAGACGAAGCTTGCGCGACAGTTGCTTGACGTGCAACAGAAGGGCGTTAAGGTGCAAGAGGCCGTCCGCATGAAGTCGGCCGGTGAAATGTTCGTCGAAAGTGAGAACTTTAAGGCGATGGTTGCTGGTCGTGCTGGCCGTGCTCGTTTTGATATTGACGAACAGGTTGATACGAAGGCTGAGGCACAGAATCCGATCACCACCCCGGCCGGCGGTGTCGTTCAGGCTTACCGCCGCCCCGGAATTCTTGCCGGTGCGTACCGTCCGCTCACAATCGAATCGCTCTTCCCGACGATTCCGATCACCACCAATGCGTACGAGTACGTGATGGAAGACGAGACGAAGCTCGTAAATGGCGCGGCCTTCGTCCCTGAAGGTGGTCAGAAGCCCTTCGGCTCGACTGGGTACGCCCTCAAGCAGGGCACGATCCAGACGATCGCGCATATGGCTCGCGTTTCGAAGCAGCTGATGGCTGACGGACCCGCGCTCGCCGCGTACATCAATCAGCGACTTGTTTACGGCGTTGATCTAGTCGTCGAAGACGAACTTGTTTCCGGCGACGGCTCGACGAATCATTTGCTTGGCATTTTTGCTGCCGGACAGTACACGCCGCATGACGCGACGACCGACGATCTTCCTGCGAAGAGCGCGACGCTGTTTGATCTTATCCTTCACGCGAAGACGAAGGTTGAACAGGCTTTCTTCCGTCCGAACGTGATTCTTCTGAATCCGGTCGACTGGTCGCGGCTGCAGATGGAGAAGAACAGCTCGGGCGACTACTATCTCGGTCATCCTGCCTCAATTGCTCCGAAGGCTCTCTGGGGCCTGCCGATCTGGCCGACGCCGGCAATCCCGCAGAAGAAGTTCCTCGTTGGCGACTTCACGCAGGCCGCCACGCTTTGGCCGCGCCAGGGCATGACTGTCGAGATGTTCGAACAGGACATGGATAACGTACAGAAGAATTTGGTTACGATCCGTGCAGAGCGTCGTCTCGGCTTTGGCGTCGAGCGTCCTAAAGCTCTCTGTGGTGGAGATCTCGTACTTCCAGTCTCGACGAAATAAACGGAGATGCGGATGACGATCGACACCTCAACGGCCGTCGGGGCAGTGAGCCTCGAGGCCGCAAAGGAGCACCTTCGCGTGGACTGGCACGGGGACGATGATCTCATCCGCAGTCTCGTGTTAGCTGCTACGCAGATGGCTGAACACGAGCTTCAACGTGGTCTAATCACTCGTGATGGAGTCGAAGGATTCGGCACCAATGCTGAAGACATCCCAGCGGGCATCCGACAGTGGATCTTGGTTCAGGTTGCACACTTCTACGAACAGCGCCAGGCCGCAACTGCCGGAGAGCTCAAGCCATTGCCATTCGTTAATGCGCTGCTTGATCCCTACAGGGTGTGGCTATGAATCTTCCGCAGATTGGAGAGCTCAACCGCCGCGTGAAGATCTTCTTCACCGTCCATCTCCCGGATGATCGCCTAGGCTTCTCGAAGGCGACAGCTCACGAGGATGAGGTCTGGGGGAAGATCGAACCCGTGGGCGCGACTATCTACTGGGGCGCGAAGCAGGTCGATTCCGGCGTGACGCACCGCATCACGGTACGTCGCATTAATGGTCGCACTCGCCCGCAGGACTTCGCCGGGGTGGTTGAGCTTGAGGTTGACGGCATTCGCTACCGCGTGCAGCGCGTTGCTGATCTTGGCGGGGTCAACCGGTTCACTGTGCTTGACGTCGAGGAGAAAGCAAATGTTGGTTCAAACACGCGTCGATCCTGGATTTCGAACGATTGATTACGACTCGAAAGAGTTGCGTAAGCCACTCCGGAAAGCAGGTAATGACGTTCGTAAACTTGCCAGAAAGTTGATTTCGCGACGGTCTGTTTCCGAGGCTGGTGACTTTCCGGGCCGCGACTCTGGTGAAATGCAACGCTCTCTACGCGTCAAAGTGTCCCGATCAGGCTACTCCGTCGCGGTTTATCCGACGAAGACTCAGCGAATGCCGGTTTATTACCCGGCATTTGTCGTTTATGGGCATCGTGGGCCAGGATCAGAAACGCTGGAGCAATCCCGGCGTCACAAAAAACGACCAGGTGAGAAGGTAGCGAAGCCGCGTAAGAACTTTGTTCCAGCAGCGGCCGAGCAGTATTCAGGAACATTTCATGAAACGATGGCAAACGCGCTAGCAAACGCCATTAAGCCGGGGATTGTATGAAGCTGGATCCAATCATTAGCGCATTGCGAGAGCGTTGCCCTTCCTTTCACCAGAGGGTTGGCGGCGCAGCGCAGTGGGCAGGCCTTGAGCGCGCTGAGAATGCGCCCGTGCCTTTTGCCTACGTTGCTCCGCTTCGTGAGGATGCTGGAGCGCAGGAGTCCAATAACGGGTATTACCAGGTGATTACGAATACCTTCGGGGTGATCGTAGTCGTGCCGAACTGTGCAGACGAACGTGGGCAGGATGCCGGTCGGTGGCTTGAAGTACTGCGTCCAGAGATCTTTCGAGCGATTCTTTCGTGGCACATGAAGCCCAAGGATGAGTTCAGTGAGATCGTCTACGAAGGCGGAGTTCTCATCTACATCGACGCGGCACGTGCTGCCTATCAGTTTGAGTTTTCTTTTGAGACCTACATCGATACTTCTGACACTTACCAGAAGGTCGAGCTCGATGCCCTGTCGCCGTTCGATGGCATGGATGTCGATGTGGACTGCATTGATCCGTCGATGCAGAAAGATCAGCCGGATGGCCGGCTCGAAGGACATATCAAGGTGGATCTATGAGTATTTCTTTCAATACCATTCCGAGCGGCATTCGAGTGCCGCTTTTTTATGCTGAGATGGATAATTCTGCGGCTTACACGCCGACTAATACTTCTCAGAGTTTATTGATTGGTCAGAAGCTTGAGTCGGGAACGGCCGAAGAGGGCGTGCCGGTGACAGTTTCGACTGTAGCGATGGCGAAGAAACTCTTCGGTCGCGGTTCGATGCTCGCACGTATGGTAGATGCCTATCGTACCGTCGACAGCTTCGGTCAGCTCGTGTGTATCCCATTAGCCGATGGTCAGTCTGCAGGGGCGGCAGCAGGCAAGGTCGAGATTACAGGAACCGCCCTCGAGGCCGGTACGCTCTCCTTCTACATTGGAGGCGAACGCCTGCTGGTGGCCGTGAAAGAAGGTGATACGGGTGCTCAAATCGCGATTGCACTATCAGACTCAATCTCTCTTTCAAAGGATCTGCCGGTTACGGCAGGTGCCGCTGACGGAATCTGCACGATTGCAGCACGAACGAAGGGTACGATCGGAAATGGCATTCAGCTTGCACTCAACCTTCGTGGTCTCATCAATGGCGAGGCGACACCTTCCGGTATCAGCGTGACAATCACGCCAATGTCTGGCGGAACGGTTGATCCTGAGATTGATCAGGCAATCGAAGCTATGGGCGACGAGCAGTACGATTTCATCGGTTGTCCCTACTCGGACGCCGTCGTGCTCGATGCGTTCAAGACAGAGATGAACGACACATCGGGCCGTTGGTCTCCTTTCCGCCAAATCTACGGTCACGTGTATACCGCGAAGCGCGGTACGCTCGAAGAGCTCAAGACCTTCGGCGCGGCTCGCAACGACCAGCACATGACGATCGTCGGCGTCGAGCCTTCGATGCCAACTGCGGTTGAAGAGGTGCTCGCGGCCTACGTCGCGCGCACTGCTGTCTTCATCTCGGCCGATCCGGCCCGTCCGACGCAGACTGGAGCTCTTACCGGCGTCATGGCCTCGCCGACGCAGAATCGGTTCATTCTCACGGAGCGCCAGACACTGTTGGAGAACGGCATCGCCACGCTCACGACTGTGAGCGGCACGGTGCAGATCGAAAGGGCGATCACGACGTATCAGAGGAACTCTATGGGGGACGCCGATGCGTCCTACCTCGACTCCGAGACGCTGCATACGTCTGCCTACGTGCTGCGCCGACTCAAATCAATCATCACGTCGAAGTACGCGCGCCATAAGCTCGCGAGCGACGGTACTCGCTACGGCGCTGGTCAGGCAATAGTTACACCGTCTGTGATCCGCGGCGAACTCGTAGCTGAATATGCACGTCTAGAGACCTCAGGCATTTGTGAGAACAGGGACCTTTTCAAGAAGTACCTCATCGTCGAACGCAATGCGGACAATCCAAATCGTCTCGATGTGCTGTTCCCGCCAGACTATGTAAATCAGCTGCGTGTTTTCGCACTTCTCAACCAGTTCCGTCTTCAGTACGCGGAGGAATAACAAATGGGTAAGCGACTAGCAGGTACTTGCTATTTCAAAGTGGACGGTCAGCAGCTCGAACTGCAGGGGAACCTAGAGTTCCCAATGGCAAAAGTTACTCGTGAGACGATGGCTTCGACGGGTGGCCCAGTTGGCTTCAAGGAGACGATCGCTACGCCCTATATCGCAGGCGACTTCATTGTGACTTCTGACTTTCCTACTGAAACGCTCATGGAAAGTGAATCCATGACGATCACTGCTGAATGCGCAAACGGTATGGTTTACACACTTAGTGATGCGTGGCTTGTAGGTGATGCAGCCTTTAAGCCTGTAGACGGAACGATCAGCCTTCGGTTTGAAGGGCTGGATGGAGATTTGGCATGAAGTACGAATTGAAGCATCCGATCGAACACGCTGGCGAGAAGATTAGCGAGCTCGATCTGAAGGAGCCGACTACAAAGATGTGCAAACAGCTTGGTATGCCATACACAGTAGATCTTGACGGCATGCCTCATCTCAACACTGCTGTGTGCGCAGCTTACATTTCAAAACTCGCAGGGCTGCCGCCTTCGGTAATTGAAACACTCGCACTCAAAGACTTCAATGTGCTGTGTTGGATGGTGATGGGTTTTTTCGGGGAAGGGGCCGAGTAGAAGACATCCTGGCGCGATGCTTTGATCTCGCGTATGTGTGGAGGCTCGCTCCTTCGAAGACTATGCAGATGTCCTTTTCGGAACAAGATCTTTACGTGGCTCAATGGAATCGCATCGCAATGGAGAGAACAGATGGCGGGTAAAGACTTTAGATTGACTGCCGTTCTTGCGATCAGAGACGTTGCATCGCCAGTGGTCAAAGCGTTCTCCGCCCGATGGGTTGGACTTGCCAAGGTCGTTCAGTCGACGAAATTCACGGGTCTCCAGAAGCAGTTAAGACTCTTCAATCGGTCTGTGATGGACGTTGCCGAGAACGCAAAAAACCTCGGCAGTATTGTTGGCGGTCCTCTTGCCGCGGCAGCTGGATCTGTCGGCTTCAGTATGCAACAGGCGGTATCGAGTTTCACAGCAACTGGCGATGGGCTCGACAAGATGAGTCAGCGCGTCGGAGTGGGTGTCGAACGCCTGCAAGAGTGGGGCTACGCGGCTGTGCAGGCTGGCGCTTCTCAGGAAACGCTTGAAGATGCGCTCAAGGATTTCGGCAAGCACATGACTGAAATCGCAACGGGGATGGACACGACATCGAAAGCGGCAACGCTTTTCGACGCTCTTGGCATCAAGATGAAAGATGCTGCCGGAAACATGCGCTCGGTTGAAGACGTTTTCCGTGACTTTGCTGACGCAATACAGAGAAACGAGGATCCGACGTTGCGAGCCTCGATGGCAATGGCCGTCTTCGGTGAGGGCGGTCGTAAGCTCTTACCGATGCTGACTGCTGGAGCTGCAGGGCTCGACGATATGAGTGCCGAAGCTCATCGACTTGGCATCGTAATGAGTCGGGATGCGGTGAAATCAGCTTCTGATCTGAGCACGGGGTTCACAAACTTACACCTTGTTGTGACTTCAGTGGGCAACACAATAGCTTCATCATTAGCGCCGACAATCACACGCATGACTGGGCGTATCCAGACCATGATCGTCGCAAATCGGGAGGCTTTCTCTGAGAAGTTCGCCCAAGTTGCTGAGCGCTTCGCGCAATCGCTTGAGAGTATTGATTTCGAAGGAATCGTGAGTGGGATCCTGGCTTTTGCGGATTACGCGATTCGTGCCTTCAATGCTGTAGGTGGGTTCAATACAGTCTTGTACACGATGGGCGCGATTATGGCAGGAAAGACGATTATGGCTGTCGTCGCTCTCGGCTCGAGTGTGATGACGATGATTCAGACATTCAGCACGCTTGCGACTATCGCCCGCACAGTCGGGGTCGCTATGGCAGGTGCACTCGGACCCGTCGGCTTCGTGATCAGCGCCGTTGCAATTGCTGCGGGGCTTGTGATCGCGAACTGGGATCGCATCTGGCCAGCAATCAAGGAAGGTGCTCAGGCCTGTGTCGATTTTGTCGCCGCAGCATGGGATCGTCTCACCGAGAGATTTGGGGCAGTAGGTTCTTCGATACTTTCAACGGCTAAAGCAGTTTTCCGCGGAGATTTTCCAGCGGTGCTCCGCAGTATTGATGATGTCATCAAGAGCGTGTTCAACTTGCTTCCAGATTCGTGGGCGAAGGCTTGTACTGGTTGGTATGAGAGTGTCAAGAAAAGCGTACAAAATGTTGGTCGAATCATCCGTGACTTCTTCGCAAACTTCGACTTCGCTTCCCTCGTGCCTGATTTCGTGAAGAACTGGTTCTCGAGCGACTCGAAAACATCGGGCAGCACACAGTCCGCAACCGTGCAGCGGGTCGAGCCAGTGAACTTAACTGCATCGCAGCATGTGAGTGGCCGCGTCGCGGTCGACGTAACTGCGACCGGCGGCGCATCGGCGGCGATCACTGACGCTCAAGGCAGTGGCGGCCTCGACATTCTTGGCTCCGTCGGTTATGCCGACCGTTACTCATACTGAGGTTTTGGATGAGTAAGTTCTCTGATCAGCTTCAGCCGGCAAGCTTTAGAGGTATACCCTTTGAGGTGACTGCGTCAGGTTTGAAAATTGGGCGCCGTACGGTGGTCCACGAATATCCTCAAAAGGATCAGCCATTTGTTGAAGATTTAGGGCGAGCGACGCGACAGATCACTCTCACTGCGTTCGTTATTGGTGATGACTATATCGCTCAGGCTCAATCCTTAATGGCAGAGCTGGAGGCTCCTGGGTCTGGCACGCTCATACACCCTTGGCTGGGCGAGATGGAGGTGACGATTACCTCTATCTCAGAGCTCAAATTTGATGCGGCACTCGGAGTTGCGTCGGTGGTGATCACCGCGACAGAGGCCGGCATTCTCGAATTTCCGACGATTTCGGTGGACGCTGAGAGTGAAGCATTCGATGTTGCAGATGCTGTCGAAGAGTCGGCTATTGATCGGTTTGTGACGTCGATCGATCTTAAGACGATCAACGAGTACATCGACTCTGCGCTCCAGGGCGACATTCTCGACTGCCTAGGGATCATTAGTAACTCGGAACTCTCCAAAATCTTCGATTTTGCTGAGGGAGTAGCTGAGACTGCGTCGAAGGCCATGTCACTGCTTTCAACTGATCCGAAGATCTTCGCGACGAAGCTCGCCGGTGCGCTAGGACTTTCGCGGTGGGCAACAACTGTTTCTGCGTGGCGCAGTGTGGCGAAGCAGCTCGAAAATTTGGTTGGGCACGACAAACTTTCGTCTGGCACTAAAGCTTACAGAAAGGTCGTTGAGGAAGGGACGACACTCTCGGATGTGCAGAAGACTGTGATGAAGAATCGTGCGGCGGTAGAAACGCTGACGCGTCAGCTTCTTATCGCGCAGATGGTCGGCGTGAGCGCTCTCGTGGGCTCTGACAAAGACTCTTCGGCGCCAGGCACGACGCTCACGACTCGGGACGATCTTTCCGAAATGACAGTTCATGTCAGGAGCTACGATGAACTCATTGAAACTCGTACGGTGCTCACAGAGGCGCTCGATACGGAGCTTCTGCTCGAGACCAACGATGAGATGTACAAAAAGATCGAAGATGCCCGCGTCGCAGTCTTTGAGGTACTTACATCACGTGCAGATTTGCAGCAGCGCTTAATCACTGTGACGCCAACGGATGTTGTTCCTGCTGTGGTGCTTGCCTACGATTATCACGATGATGCAACTCGCGATTCGGAAATAGCACTCCGGAATGGGGTTCGTCATGAAGGCTTCTGTCCAGCGTCTCCGTTAAGGATTTTGAGTGAATGACTGACAACAGAGTTGAGGTTCGTATTGGCCGCCGCCGCTTTGGTGGTTGGAAATCTGTAAGAATCGAAACGGGCATCGAGCAGCTATCTCGCGCGTTCGCTCTGGAGGTGACAGAGAAATTCCCGGGCAGTACCGACTTCGGTTTTTTTCGAAACGGAGATTTAGTGCAGGTTTACATCGGCGATGATTTGGTTTGCACCGGATGGATCTCCTCGACACCAATCCAGTATGACGGGAAGTCTGTTAAGGTGCAGATACAAGGAAAGTCGAGAACGGTCGATTTGGTGGAGTGTTGTCCTCCATCAGCCGCATATGCGGTAGCGGGATCGAAGAACGCTTGGGTTGGTGTAAAGGGCAAAAGTGGCACAGCGATAACAACGACGAGTACGAATCCCGCAACTTCATGGAAAAATCAGTCCGTTTCCCAAATCATTGCGGATTTAGCGAAGCCTTACGGTGTAACTGTGAAAGATGAAGTCGGCATAGGTAAGACGCTCACAAATCACACAGTAAATCCCGGCGAAAAGGTATTTGAGTCAATTAACCGCTTGATTACGAAAGAGAACTTAGTCGTCATGGATGACGAACAAGGAAATCTCGTGATCACAGAGCCCGGGAGCGCCGGACAAGCGGCGGACGCGCTTGAATTGGGCGTCAACATACTTGCTGGCAGTTCGGCATTCGATTTCTCAAAGCGTTATTCGCACTACATCGCTGTTGGTCAACACGCAGGAATTGATACTGACTTTGGTCGATCTGCAGCGGAAGACAAAGGTACAGCAACAGATTCTGATGTAGGCCGCTTCCGACTTCTGGTTTTGAAGGATTCTGGTCAGAGTGGCGGGCAGATGTGTGCTGCGAGAGCTAACTTTGAAGCCGCATATCGCCGTGGAGTGTCTTTGAAAGCGTCATACACAATACAAGGATGGCGTCAAAGCGACGGCACTCTGTGGCGTCCTAATCAATTTATTCGTGTTGAAGACGAAATTCTGAAGCGCAGCGATTTGATGTTGGTGACAAAAATTATCTTTCAGCTTTCTGCGAGCGGAATGATTACAACTCTGGAAGTTAGTTTGCCGTCGGCATTTAAGCGAGATGTATCATCTCAAAGTAACGTGGTAACTAAGAATGCTTGGAAAGGTGTGAAATGAGGCGATTCGTTGCGGCATTAAGCTTAATTGCGATGGCTCAGACGAGCTTTGCCGGTGCGTTTGTCTGTGAGAAATACATCAACAAGTACGGTCTGTTGAGTGACAGAAACTGCGTTTATCACAGCGAGCTGAATCCTAATATTGTGACGCCTCATAAAGACGGAGATATCAAGCGAATACAGGTGCAAGATGATCGGGTCTTTGTCGAACGCTACGGGCGCGACGGGCAGGAAGAAGAGTGGCACGAGTCATCAAAAGGTGAGTGGGTTCGCATGCATTGAACCAGTCACATACGAATATACGAATGAGGACGGTCGCAGAGATGTGGCCGTTTTTTTTATGGGCAGATTGGATGATGTGCTTGCCCGCGGGACGGTATCCGCGGCGGACGGCACAAAAAAGATGCGCGTGGTGCAGGTGAGGCTGCTTGCAGATGAAGTACGCGACGATCTTGAGCATGTTGAGCCTTATGGGTTTACATCTGAGCCGCTCGACGATGAACAGCCGGAAGCTTTTGCAGCATTCTTCGGCGGCGATCGCAGCCACGGCATAGTTTTTTGTATCGCTGACCGGCGCTATCGGCTGACGAAATTGAAAGCCGGTGAAGTTGCACTCTATGACGACCAAGGACAGAAGGTGCATCTCACGCGCGATGGAATTGTGATCCACACAGACAAACAGCTCGAGGCGACCGTCGGCGGCACACTGACCGCAACAGTGAGCGGTGCTGCGACTCTCAAAGCGGCTTCAGTGAAGATCGATGCTCCAACGGTTGAAATCACTGGCGCACTAAAAGTGGCAAACCTTATCACCGGCACCGGCGGCATGGCTATCTCTGGAGGCAACGGTGCGGCTGTCACGGGTGACATCAAGGTTTCGGGGGGTGATGTCACAGCGGACGGCATTGGTCTCAAAACTCACAAACACTCTGGCGTGCAACCAGGCAGTGGCCAAACCGGAGGAGCTGAAAACTAAGGTATCTATGGAACTAATTCTCAACGGAAAGACAGCAGACATTTCTGACTTTGAGGCTGATGAGCTAGCGCAAGCTGTACTTATCAGCCTTTTTTCATGGCGTAAATCGGCTGCAGATGATGGTCCGGTAGCGCCATACCGCCAGGGTTGGTGGGGCGACACATTTGCTCAGGAAACTGGTGACCGGATCGGTTCGCGGCTGTGGTTGCTGCAGCGTCAGAAGATGCTTCCGCAGATGCTCAGACGCGCTGAGGCCTACGCCAAAGAGGCGCTTAAATGGCTCACTGAAGATGCCGTTGTCGCTCGCATCGAGGTGACTGCTGAGCGTAGCGATATAGATCAATTGACGCTCACAGTCGTTTGTTTCAAGCCTGACGACACGCAAGCGCTTGCCGCTCGTTTCCAAAACGTTTGGAGCTGACATGTCTTTTGAAAGACCAACTCTTTCGCAGATTATTAAACGTGTGCAGGCAGATGCCGAGAGCCGCATGGGAAAGAAGGCTATGCGCTGGTCGCTCGTACCTGTGCTAGTGCGAGTTATCTCAGGCGTTTCGCATGGTTTGCATGGATTTATCGCCTTCGTGTTGCGACAGTGCTTCACGACGACAGCAGAAGGTGCGTATCTTGAGCGCCGTGCGTCCGAATACGGCATCTACCGCAAAGCAGCTTCAGCTGCGACTGGTGAAGTCTCCTTCATCGGCACTGGCACCGTGCCGGTCGGTACACAGCTTCAAGCTGAAGATGGCAGCGTCTACGTAACTACCGCAGCAAGCATCGATGGTAAAGCTCCTATCGAAGCTACAGTGGCAGGTGCCTCGGGCAATTCAGAAGCCGGCATGGAACTTACGCTCGTCAGTCCTATAGCGGGGATCATGAGCATAGCGACTGCAGACGAACTTACTGGCGGCGCGGAGGCAGAGGACGATGAGAGCTTGCGCGAGCGCTTGCTTCTGCGCCAGAAAAGCCCGCCCAAAGCTGGGACAAGGGCGGATTACGTTGCTTGGACGCTTGCGGTCTCAGGTGTCACTCGAGCGTGGTGCTATCCCCAGGAGCTCGGTCAAGGTCATGTGACGGTGCGTTTTATGACAGACGGCATGACGTCAAACGGGATACCGACAGAGACGATGGTGAAACGCGTCGATGAGTACATCACTTCACAAATGCCGGTGACGGCAATACTGCACGTAGTCGCGCCAGTCCCGAAACCGCTCGACATCACGCTCGACATACTCCCGGACGATGAAGCCGTGAAGGCCAAGATCGAGTCTGCGATCGAGAGCGTTGTGCTTGCTGAAGCTGTCCCAGGCGGCGCCGTTTTGCGAACCTCAATAGATCGAGCAATTAGCGGCGTCTCGGAGGTGAAGAGTTATCGCATTGTGACGCCAACAGATGATGTGAGTACGGTCGTAGGAGAGATCTACGTTCCTGGCACGATCACATGGGTGTGATATGGCACTGACGGAAAAACATTATGCGCATCAAGTTGAGGCTCTGCTTCCGCGGGGCCCGATCTGGCATCGTCGGCAGGGCGGCATGCTTGACGCAATTCTGTATGCCTTAGCTCGAGAGGCTGCAAGAGTTGACGAGCGTGCAAATGCTGTACTTGAAGAGGCTGATCCGCGCTCCTCAATAGAGGAGCTTGAACGATGGTTCGACGAGTGGGGTATCCCGTCAGAGTGTCTCGCAGCGATTGCTGATCCATCTCGTGAACAAATGCGGCAGGAACTGCTCGCAAAGATCACTTCAAATTTGGGATTGACGGCTGCATTTTTCGAGTCGCTCGCCGGCACTCTCGGCTATCAGGCAAAAGTGACGACATTCACGGAGCACACAGTCGACAGCACAGTTGACGACGCGCTCTGGGACGAACAATGGACGACGGTGATGACTCTTGGCATCACTATCAGGTCCGACGGAAACGCAGAGTATTTCGATGTGACGTGGGGTGTTGATGAGCATCTTGCCCGATGGGGTAATGCACTTCTCGAGTGCATGATACGTGCGCTTGCACCTGCACACGTATACGTAATTTTCATCTATGAGGAAGAAGCATGACATCAGGTTATTGGCAGGCGTCAGCGATCGATTCGCCGCCGTCGCTAAGCACTTTGAGTTCAAAAGGTTATCCAACGTCCGGCAATCCAAAAACCGGGACTCCCGCAACCAAACCAGGGGCTGCGTGGTTCTATTTGATAGATCAGATGCGCATCTCGGTGATCGATGCATGCGGCATGACGCAAGTCGAGCCGCCGAGCATCACACAGTTTCTTGAGGCGTTGCAGTCTTTCAAATGGACTAAAGATGGGGCTCTTGATGGTGCTGCGCTCAAGGCAGGATCAGTGAAAGAGCTGCATCTTGCTGAGCGAGCAGTGACAGCAAAGAAACTCGCAACACCTCTCGATTTTCAGGCAGGCGGTGTAGCTATCCAAATTAAAGGCTACACGACTGCCGAACTGGCTCAAATAATTCCTGCAGATCGAGAAGTTGTACTGAATACAGAAACATGGACACTTTATGCGGGTGATGGTGCTACGCCAGGCGGACGACCGATTGGCGGCACAACTGCACAAGAAGTCGAATCTTTAAAAATAATTGTCACTCAGTTGACCCAGGCTGTTGCCAAGCTGGGTGGTGAAACTGTGAACATCTGACATCTGAAGAGGTTGGCATGGCAACTCTTACTCAAATTTCTCAGGCATTGAATGATCTGCTCCCTAAGCTAAAGCCGTTGAGCATGCCAACAGGAATGCTTGGACACTTCTATTCAGTTCCTGATGGCTGGCTTCTCTGCAACGGTGCAGCTGTGAGTCGATCGACATACGCAGCGCTTTTCGCAGTTATTGGTACAAAACATGGCAGTGGTGATGGAAGTACAACTTTTAACTTGCCAAATTTAGCGAATCGTTTTGTCGAGGGCACAACCTCAATTGGGTCAGCCGGAACGTTTAAAAGCGCGGGCTTACCGAATATCACTGGTCAATTTCAGGGTGGTGACCACCTTGAGACACTGGCTTCCGGCGCCTTTGGATACGCAAAAGAATCCACATCTACCCTTGGTGGAGGCGCTTATAAGTTAGATATCGGAGATTTCAAGGCTTCTCGAAGCTCTTCCGTCTACGGGGGCTATTCTGGCGTTCAACCACCAAGCATTGCCATGCTCCCATGCATCAAAATTTGATACAAGGAAGCAATGCCATTGCCGGAGGCTGAACAGTTGAAGCTGAGCCGTAAATCGAAGATGATTTAGACGCATTTATGTACAAGTTGGTACCGTTGTCTGCTCCGCCCCCAGGACCTCTTGTGGTTTCGCTTTTGTACAAAGCTCCGGCTTCAGCAAGGCCACCCCATGCGTAAGACATATTGATGTTGCCGGTTATATTCGGTCCGAATATCACAGGTAACGTCAATGTCGCTAAAGGGTGGGGCAGCATCGCAGATGCCGGCGCTTTATATAGAGAGGGGACTACACAAGCACCGGGGGGCGGTGCCGCAAACGGCACTTATGTGTACTTAGTGGCGTCTAGATCTTCCTCAGTTTTCGGCTCTTCTTCTACTGTTCAACCGCCATCCGTTGCGTTGTTGCCATGCATCAAAATTTAATGCAAGGTAGAAGCGCCATCGCCGGAGGCTGAACACCAGAAGAGCGGCCGAACGTCGAATCGGACGACGAAGCGTCAAAAGAGAATTGAACCGCAGAGGTTTGACTACCATTTGCCCCATTCAAGTAACCGGCATTCGAAAACGCACCTGAAATGGTCTGATTGTCGGCCTTAGAAGCGCCGAACTTACCGGTGATATTCGGCGCCGAATATCAGCGGATCTCATAATGGAACCCCGTGGGTTACTGAATCATCCGGAGCGTTTTCAATGGTCAGTCAGAATGTAAATGTTCCGGGTGGGGGCGCTTCAAGCACTAATGCTGTCAATTTTTATGCATCCAGAACTTCATCAATCTACGGATCTTCGGCAACGGTTCAGCCGCCCTCTATCTCCCTGCTCCCCTGCATTAGAACTTAATACACGGCAAGAGCGCAATCGATGGAGGCTGAACGGTTGTACTGTTGCCGTAGGTTTTGTTAGAACAAGAGGCATCAAATTCCAAACGGTAATTTGAACCGTTGGTATGACCGGAATAAGCTGTATCACCTACGTTAACGGGCTTGAGTGCCCCATTTTGTTCATAAAGTAAGCCGCTCCAAGGCGTAGGTGATTTATTGAGTTGACCCGTTATATTCGGTCATCAAAAGCACGTTTCTAGCCCTGCGGTCTGTACTTCTAAACGCAGGGCTAGGCACATGTCATATTGGGTGATTAGATCAGATCTTGTCCCGCTCGGGTTCAAGGATTCCATCGAGCATATCGGCTTCTCGGGCACAGCGCTTGATGAAGGTACTCCAGCGCGTCATAACTAGAACGCGTGCTGTGAGAAAGTCGCTTCTTTGGTAGGCCCGCGATACAGAAGAGCCAGCAACATGTGAAAGGCATGCTTCAGCGACTTCAAAAGAAATCTCTTGATCTGCCATCCACGATCGTGCCATCGAACGTAGACCGTGGGCCACGAGCTTCCCGGAGAGTTGCGTTGAATGCAGATACTTAGCAAGCGTTTGAGTGCTGATATGTTTGCCCGCTTGTTTGGCAGCGAAGATGACATCTCCTCTGGGATGGGGAGAAAGGCGTAGCTCAGCTTCGAGGAGTTGCTTCATGAAGACAGTGAGCGGAACACGGTGCATACGCCCCATTTTCATCTCTTTGGCGGGGATCGTGAGGATGTCGCCATCAATCCATGAACGCTTGAGCTTTGCGTTTTCCCCAGGACGCAGCATTGAACAGGTCGAGAAAAGGAAAAGAATTCGCATACGTACGGGAGCGGATTTCATCACCTGCATGATGTTTGGTAGTTCATGCCACTCCGGTGCCGGCATGGGCGTAACAACGGGAGCTGCAAAGACACGGCTCAAACGCTCGCAAGGATTGTGATGGATGTAGCCCGCACACACGGCGAGGTCAAGTATTTCACGTGTTCGCATGAGAACGCGCTTCAGTGTTGCTTGATGCCCCTCTGCCTCGATGTGCTTAACGGTTGTAATGACGAGTGGTGCAGAGATTTCGTCAATCTGGCGTCTTCCGAGGGGTTTGATGAGATAGCGCTCCAATCGTCGACGTTCGTCGGCGTAACTCACGATGCGGCCTTTCTTTAGACCACACCAAAGTTTGAAGGCGTCATTTAAGAC